TCAACGTGTCCGTGCAGTTGGCGAGCGACAGCCTGCCCGCTACTCTGACTTGGCCGAGGTTGTAGTAGAGGTCCATCGCCGTTTCAGGCGACATGCCCATGTTTGCCCAGGGCACCCAGTAGGTATTGGGCAGGGTTGCCAAAGGGAAGCAACCGGGGGGCAGTGCTGGGGTGCCGGGCTGCGACCACGGGACGGCGTTCAGGGTCAGGTTGCTCATGGCGTCGGCTGGCGGATGAGAGCATAAACTTCGCGTGGGCCGTCCTCATAGACCTTCCACGTCAGTTCTTCCACATAACCATCCGGCAGGCCTCCGCCCTCCGGCTGTTCCTCGACGAGCGACGAACCCATGCCGCTGCCCGTGGAACCCATGCTCCTCGCGCCGGTGCGGTTGCGCGACAGTAGGGACAGCCATCCGCTGGCTCCGAGGGTTGCTGGCGGGCCGAAGGTTACGCTCGTCGTTCCGGCGTCGATGTCGTGGGTGACGCTCTGGACGGGGGCGGCCATTGAGGCCCAGTCTGCCTGCCCTTCGCTGATCGTCACACGGGATCCGAGCCAGCTGCGCGAATCCATCGTGCCGGGGTTGGACATGAAGACTACGCTGCCCTCGTGTCGGAGGGTGGATGTTTCGCCGTAGATGTGCTCGGCGAGGGTGGCGGGCGGGGAATCTGTCTCGCCCTTCCAGTCCACGCTCATGACGAGAGCGCCGTCGGCGGTCACGTCCCCGGCTGCGGGGTAAGTCTGGCGGCTGATGTATTCGTAGTCCTCGCCGTCAACCTCCTTTGTGCGCTCAAAGAGGATGTGGACGCCCGGCACCTGAAGGTCCGTGCGGGAGCGGCACTTGACGCTCAAGAGGTTGCGGTCGGTGGTGGTGACGGGCTGGGTGTAAAGGGTGCCCTCCAGCGCGATGTGCAGCTCGGGAATCGCCGGGGCGTAGTCGATCCACGCGACCGCCGAGGGCTGCCAGCGGAGGATTGAGCGGATGGCCTCGGCGACGGTGATGTCGCTTTCTTCCCATGTCGGAGTATAGATACCGGTGTCCTTGATGCCATCCTCGTCCGTCTCGCCAAAGATCGAGCCAACGGCCATCGGCACTTCCGCCGTCACGGCAGCCCAATCCATCAATTCCCACAGCATGAGGCCCGTTCGGACGCTGCGCTTAACCCGCTGGAACGAGCCGTCCACCCAAGTGGTCAGATAGCGTGCGCCGAAGTAGATGCGGGCCTTGTTGGCGCTGATCTCGGTGTCCGTGTCGTGATCGAGGACGGTCCACGCCTGCTGGGCGACGAGCCGTTCAAGCCGCCTCCAGACGCCCTCGGCCTTGAACTTCCAGCGCCTCTTGCCGCTTTGCACGGTGAGTTCGGGGTCGAGCACGGTGCCGACGAATACGCGGGTGCCGGCGCTGAACAGCTCCACAGTGTCCCCTGCCGCCCAGCGCGGAGCGGCGGCGAGCGTGCGCGGCGCGTCCTCCCACTCCAGCTCGTCCGGCGCTAGGCTCTTGCGCGTCAGCTTGACCCCCGCGATCTGCCAGATGGCTGGGGTCTGGTTGAGGCCGTTGTGGGCGAAGGTGAGGGCCATGCGGTTTAGGCGAAGACGTGGGCGTTGACGAAGCTCTGCATCGCGTTGAAGCGCATCTCAAGCGCGGCGAAGTCTGCCCGCTGCTGGCGGGCGGCCTGATATGCGGCGGTCAGCATGTCGATCGTGGATTTGGCGTTTATTTTGTTGGCGTGCGTAACCTCTTCGAGGAGCCGGGCCACTTCGGCATCTTGTTCGTTGCGGGTCTTGAGGGTGGCGGCAAGGGTCTTGAAGGCTTCGGCGTTGCCCGTCGAGGAGGTGGGGACGCCTTCGGCGGGGGCGGGTGTGGCCGGGGGCTGGCCGTAGTTGCGGAGGGCGTCGTTGCCGCCTTGTGTGCCGAACTGGGGCGCGTAATCGGCAGGAGGCTCGGCGACGGGATGAAGGTAGGAATCTTCGGGCACTACGATCTGACCGCGCTGATGCGAGACTTCCGTCCAGCGGAGCTTTGCCCTGCCAAGCATGTCCACGATCCTCTCAAGCTCGTCGTCGATTGCCGCGATCCTTTCGGCACTGGCCCTAACCCGCGCCAATTGATCACTGGCCTCTTTATCGTCGGCATGGTTTATCGCCTCTTGCGCGAGATCGATTGCATTGAATCTCTGTTTCTCGGACTCTCTCCGCTCGGCCTGCAAGTCAGCCTGCCTAGCGAGCACATCATCCATGACGCCCGTCACGTCTCCGGTGTTGCCCGCCCCAGAGAGCGCCTGCGCAGACTGCTCAAGGACCTTCTCGGTCATCTGGCTGGAGCCGGAGCGGATTTCGTCTCGGAAATACTCATACAGTTCGCGCTGCGCGACCAGCATCTTGTTTGTCTGATCGATCTTGGCAGCCAACTCGTCCTGCTGCTGCCCGGCAGTCTTGAGGCCCACCAAGTTGAGCACCTTGATCGTCGTCTCATAGACGGTGTTGAAGAGCGAGACAACGACGAGCAGCTGGTTGAACGCGCCACGCACTTCCATGACGGGCTTCACCAAGTCGCGGATGCCCCGCGTGTAGCTCTCGATGCTGCCCTTGCCTTGGGTGAAGCCCTTGATCTGTTCGCCTAGCGAGGTGTTGATCTGCCCGGAGGTTTGGGCCACCTTGCCGGAGCTTTCCTCGACCTGCGCGGCCATCTTCTCCGCACCGCTGCCTATGCTTTCCATGCCCTTCAGGGCGGTCGCTGATGCGGAGACAAACGACTCGACGGCCTTCGTGAGTTCGGCCACGGCGTCGGCGAGCGCCTTCTGGCCGTCTGTCGCGGACTGCGCTCCTTCGCTGGTCTTTTCGAGCGCGGTGGAGGTATCCTCAACTGCCGCACTGGCCTCGCCAGCCGACTTGTTCAGATCGTCGAAACCGGTGCCGACTTCTTTGACAGCCGTCTGGGCAGCCGAGGTCTCGGCGGAGATTTGGATTTTGTATTCAGAATCTGGCATGATATTTGTCCTTTGCGTAGAAGTGGTTGCCAACACGTTTCACTAGAAGCACCCGCGTGCTGGGGAACGGGTTATCTTTGTCATTCCAATCGATAATCGGGATGTGAACTTCCCAATTGTCGGGCTTGATATTGATGACCATCCAGTCAGAAAAATTCCACGTGTCGGCACTCCACGCCGTGGTATATAAGTTATACAGGGCAGCCGCAGCCATGACCCTTGACTTTTCGACGGGCAAGTCGGGGATGTCCTCTCTGATCATGCCAGACATGTGGATTGCGACGCGCTCGCAGGTATCCATCCGCTCGGCGAGCAGTTCGAGTTCGGACTTTGAGGGCCCCCACACCGCTGGGCGGAGGAAGAACCCGGCGGCGAAGGCTGCCAGTAGGGCTAGGACGGAGATGATGGTGGTCGTTTTTTGCATAAGGGCATTATCGGCTGGGAATTTGACAATGCAATAGTGGGAGGCGGAAATCAGGGCAGGCAGGCGGCGATCTGGGCGGCGATGTCGCCGCTGAGGTCCAGAGGGACCAGCAGGGTGCAGGCTCGCTGTTGCGGTGTGTCATAGACGACCTCGCTCAGCGAGGTTCCAGCCGGGACTGTGATCCAGCCGCTCGCTTGGTCGCCCTCGTTCGCCTCTGGGAATTGTGACGCTGGCCGAAGCGCGGTGAGCGTGCGCTCACCGACGAGATCAAGCGGGAGCAGGACGGAAGCGTAGGGATTAGTGTCTGTGTCCATGGTTTAGGCTCGCTGAAGGATGGCCGTGACATTGAGAGGGCTTGATGCCGTGCCACCCGCAACGTGGATTTTCCCACCGGCAGTGAAGAGCGCGGAAAAGCCGCCGCTTGCGACCGTGAGCGACTGCGGGGCGCCGTTCGCGGTCACAGTGCCGCTGGCGAGCGTGACGCCGCTTGAGGAGGTTGCCCGGACCGTGACAGTCGCGCTCGCGCTGCCGGAATTGGTCACGAGGACGGAGCTGACGACGTAGCCCGCTGGGTGGACCACTTGATCGGCCAAGAGATAACCGTCAGCAATCATCGAGATCTGCGAGGCGAGCGTCATGCGCTCCGGTCTCACGGTCGGCCACACCTCGGCCCCGCTGGCCGAATCGAGCAGCACAGCGCCGAGAGTCGCTCGGCTGCACACAGGCTGCGCGGCGAGGTCCATCCCGGCGAGCGTGTTGCCTAGGAGCCGCGCCTGCACGGCATCCCAGCGCACGATGCCCCCGGCGGTCTGCGTTCCGTAGAGGTGCAGGCGGTAGCTGCCGTTCGCGGGGAGGGTCCATGTGCGCGTCAGCGTCGTCCAGCCGCTCGTGGCAAGGACCGTCGCGTTGCCGACGCCGCTGGTGTCCAAGACGAATGCGCTCGTGGCCACATTGTAGATGCCCCACGAGCCGGACGAAGTGCCGTCACCGCTGATCGCTGCCGAGATAGTGACAGTGCCCGCCGACGGCAAGGGCGGCAGGTTCTGGGTGGCCCACCTGTAAAGGTCCGCCCCGGTGCTGATCTGCATGCAGTATCCGCCGTCCGCCCCGCCGCTCACGGCCTGCACGACGCCGTCGCCCAGCGTGCCGAGGGTCCATCCCGCGAAGGTGTCGGCAGTGCTGTCGTCAGCGGTGCCCGTGAAGGTCTCGAAGCTGCCGTTTGTGAGTAGCTGCATGGCACCCGCGCCTTCGTAAGGCAACCGGGCCGTGGCGATGTAGTCTGCCACTTGTGCGGGCGAGAGCGGGTAATTCAGGACGCCCCACTGCGACACGCGGCCCGCGAGGAGGTTGGCCCCGGCGTTGTCGCCGCCTAGGGACCAAGCCGATGCCGTTGACACAGGGGCCCCTGAGTAGTCCGCGACCGTCTCCAGCGTCGCTGAAACGCCGTCGATATAGACGTGGACCGATGCCGCGCCGATCGAGTCCGCCACCGGCGCATCAACGACTACGGTCAGCCGCTGCCAGATGTTGAGTGCCCAAACCCGCGCCTCTGTTCGGACGACGAGCGTGCCGCTCGCGAGAACGACCGACACCTGCACGCGGGCCAAAGGGCCGGACACATCAGTCAGGGCAACCGACATGTTGCCCAAGTCTGCGACGACCGCCGCCCCCTCGGCCAGAGCCGTCAACAGCACGCTCGCGCCGTTGCGGCAGATGCCCGCACGCTCGGCGGCAGCGACGAGCGTCGAGCGGCCTCCGGAGTAGCGGCGGCCCCGGAGCCGGGCAGCATCCCCCGCGTTGCGGGCGGCGGTTTCCGATACGAGAGCGGCGGTCAGATCGTCCATCGCCTCGGCGATGTCAGCCTCTGCCCCGCTCGCCCGGCTCACCTCGGAATCGAGAGAGTCCTGCCGGGCCAGCTGCTTCCACGCGCCCGCCGCCTCGCCATCCGCAAAGCAGGCCCAAAACTCGCCCTGCGTGAGGTTGACGCCGATGCGCCCTGCCCAAGTGTTGGCCGGGCCGTCCTCGCCATACACCTCGCGGGGGTCCGTGCCCGACGTGGCATCCCACTGGAGGGGTTCAAGGAGTCGTAATGATTCGTCCCGTTCGGCAAGCATCTCCGCCGTGGCAAAGTAGTTCGTGGCGTTGGCGGGCTGGTATCCGTCGGCTTCGAAGGACGTGAGCGCGTCGCGGATGTCGGAGGTGAGATGGAAAAGTTCGGGATCGCCGTTGCTGCGGTGAGTGGCAAGGCCAGCTGACACGATTGCGATCGCTTCGCCCAAAGCGGCATCCGCCGCTGTGCGGCCAGCGTATTCGCCTTCTAGGTCCGCATCCAGCCCAGCGAGGGCTTCGCTCAGGGCAACGTCGGCGGCTGTGCGTGCAGTAGTTTCGAGGTCAAGATAGAGAGTCAAGGCGCTGATATCAGCACCCAGCTCTGCTTCGGCCCCGGTTGCGCGGCTGGCCTCGGCGGCGAGATCGGACTGAAGCTCTTCAAGCCAATCGTGCAGACCGGCTTCGGCCCCGGAGGCGCGGCTCACCTCGGATTCGAGCATCGAAGCATCCACGATGAAGTTCGTAGCACTAAACGCCGGGCCTCCGTCCGGGCGATCTAGCGCGGCTCGCTCGTCGATGGAGACTAGGTGAGTCGTCGCATCGACCCGGAGCAAGACTTGGCCACGGATGATGTTGATCCAGTCGCCGTCGGCGATGGAGTCGGTCTGCGCAGCTGTGACATCAAAAAAGGTGTTGCTCATGGCTAGTAGATGAAAGGTCTGATCATGATGTTTCCGGCCCCATCCGTAAGGATGCGACCGAGGCCGTCGGTGAGGAGGACTCCGCCGTACTCGCTCGATGCGCTGAAGACGCCGCTTGCCACAACGGTGTAGGTCCAGCCAAGCACATCCCCGGCGAGGGCTGTGGCGCGGCGGGACGCGATGGCGGCGGGTGACAGGAGGCTCCACGCCCCATCCGGCGCGACGAGGCGGAGGGAGCCAAGTTCGTCGGCCAAGGGCGTTGGGATGGCGGAGCGGGATGCGGGAGTGGAAAAGGATACCTCGATAGTCTGCGAGCCGCTTAGGGTGACGGGCATGCTGTCTGCTCCGGCCACGCCCCGCGCCGTGCGCGAGACTTTGACCGCGAGGCCGAACATGGGCTGCCCCTCCGCCGCCCCCGCGCAGAGTGTGATGGCCAAGCTCCCTTCAGGTTCCCAGATCGCGATCACGAGAGGTCCTCCGCGACGAATGTCCATTCAGACTCTACCAGCAGTCCCGCATGCGAGGCTTCGCAGGCGACGAGCACTGCGCCGGACGCTGACAGAGCGGGAGAGACAAGCGCCAGCGTGCCGCCTAGCGGGGCATCTGCACCGGCAAAGAGATTGTCAAACACGCCGATCCAATTCGTAGCGCTCCGTCGGGCCCGGAAGGCCACGACGGGGGCCTGCGCCGTCGCACCGGCCACGCTCGCAGCCGAGGCCCCCGTCGGCGCAAGCACGTCCACCGCACGCGAAAAGCCGAGCGACAGCCCGGTGCCTTCGCGCGCTTCGGCGATGATCGTGTCTGCATAGGTGGCCTGCATGGGGGATGGCTAGGCCCCGGCGCCGAGCGTCCAGAGCGCGTTTCTCGCCCCGCTTGTGAAAGTGCGGTGGGCCTTGAGCTGGAGGGTGCCGGGCAGCCGTGCGTCGCCGAAGCGGGTTTCGCCGCTCGTCGGGGAGCATCCGGTCAGGGCGAGGGCAAAGCCCGTGCCAGCGACGCCGAGCGTCAGGCCACGAGCGGAGCCGCGAGAGCCGATGCCGTTGCCCGCACCCTGCATCTTCTGGAGGGCCAGCCAGTCGGCGTGTGACAGCCCGACGGGGACAAACGAGGCGGTGGCCGTCACGTCTTTCATCGACCAGTCGATGATGCCCATGCCGTCAACGGCTTCGGGGTTTGTCTGCATCGCAAAGTCGATCGTGATTCCGGCCTCTGTGTAGAGCGTCGTGGAGCCGAGCGTCACAGCCCACGGCCCGCGCAGGATGGATGCGCGGTCAAAGGAGGTGTCGGCGAAGGCGGCGGTCTCGACCTTGAGGATGGCGTCCGCGTCCACGAGGTCGGCCCCGGTGGCGACAACAGCGGAGTATTCGACTTCCCCGATCAGCGACTGGTCCACCGCGAGCATCAGCCCCGGCATCTTGGTCAGCGCGGCGCGGGCGAAGGTGTATTTGGTGCCCGCGAGGGTGTGAATGACGAGGGGCTTGTCCACTGCCCCGCAGAGCATGGTTCCGGGCGTCGTGGCTGCATAGGGCCAGAGCTTGGCCGCCAGCGCGGCGCTATACATGAGAGGCGTAAACTTGATCGTTGCGACGACGGACTTGCGGAGCGTGTCCACCTCGCCAAAGGCGCTGGAGGGAAGCGCGACGGACTCTTCGGTAAAGGTAACGATTATGTCGCCCTCGGAGTAATGGGTGGCCCCGTCGTGGGTGACGATGGCCGGGCCGCGAATGATGGAAGTGGAGGTCAGGGTGTCCATGAGATTAGGTTGCGGTGTAGGTGGTTTCTGAAATGGCGCTCTCCTGCATCCCGGCCTTGGCGGCCACGGCGCGGATAGTCTGGCCGTCCGTGAGCGTCACGGGGACGGAGTAGGCCTCGGCATCGAGGCCGGGGTAGGAGCCGTCGAGAGTGTAGCGGATCGTGGCCCCGGAGGTCGCGCAGGAGAGGGTCAGCAGGCTGCCTGCGAGGGCTATGCCGGGGGCTTGCACGCGCAATGCAGCGGGCAGGCCGTAGCGGAAAGATATGTCCACGTCGCAGGCAACGCCGCCGTCGGCGTCCTGCAAGCCGCCTACGCGCTGGGCCGTGAGAACGACGCCGGAGAGGGTAAGCTGGTGGAGCAGGTGCTCGATGCGCAGCGAGATGGCTGTGGCGGTCCGGTTCGTGCCGCCTTCAGCGCGGTTGATAAACGGGATCTCCATCGCTCGGATGGTGATCGTCAGATCGTAGGAGGGGCCGGGGATGTTCGGATGCGGGACGGTGCGGCTGGGCATCATGACGATGACGCCTGCGCCAGCTTCAGTTCCGTCACCAGCGAGGGTTTGCAACGCCTGCGCGATGTCGTCAGCAATTACGCCCTTGTGCTGGGCCCCGACAGGGATGTGCGCGAAGAACTCGTCGGCAGCGAGTCGGCCCGCGATGTCATCCTGAAGGCGGTCGAGAAACTCGAAGACTGAGAGGTCGGCGTCCATTGGCTAGTAGAGAGTCATGCGGCTTGTGGGACGGGCCGTGATGGAGGGCGTGACGGCACCGGGTAGCGCCTCGGTGGTGAGAGTGTCCGGCTCCTCGACGAGGCAGCGGCCTGCCTGCACGTCGCGCAACAGTGCCTTGGCGTCGTTGTACTCCAGCTCGCGGGAGGGCGTGAGGAGCGTTTCGCCGACCCGACCCACGGCGAGGCGCGAGCAGAGGCGAAAGCGGGCGAGGTCAAGGCAGGCGCCGTGGACCTGAATTGGCAGTGTGCCAGCGGAACCCATCGCGCCGCCGGGCCGGGCTGCGAGGTAGCCCCGGCATTCGTCGATCGCACGGGCGAGTATGCCGGGCGTGGGGTCACTCTGGCCGTCCTTCTTCGCCGCATTGGCGAGGGCGGTGAGTTCAGGGCCGGTGAGGCGCTCGGCGAGGTCGGAAGTTGTGGGGGCTGTCCAGCTCATGGAGGGTTACTTTGCCATGCGGAGGCGGCGGGACTTAAGCCAGAGGGCGGAGGCCTTCGCCCCGCGCACGATGGCCGAGTTGAGAGCTGACACGGCTTCGGGCCATCTGGCACCGGCCTGAAGGCCGAGGCCGAGCGCAGCGAAAAAGAGCAGGAAAGTGGTCATGGATGTAGGCTCTAAAATGAAGCCCCGCACGGGTTGTGACGCCCGTGCGGGGCCGGGCTTAACTCAGGAGGATGGCAAACAACTGAAGACGAAGGAAACGGTCTAGCTAACCGTGATGCGCTTGGCCGAGATGGCGCTTGTGACCTTAATGTCGGCGGACCAGTCCACGGCGTAGATGTCGCTGCGGGCGTTGTCGTCTCTCCACTGCTTGACGACGTCCACACCAGCCTGCCCGCTCGTGAAGGTCTTGGCGAAGGACGGGTCGAAGGTGTCCGGGGTGTCGCTGCCAACGAAGATGTAGCAGTCGTTGCCGCCGATGATCGACTTGGAGCTTGTGCCACCGCGCTTGGCGGAGTCTGTCCCGAGGATGCCGACGCGGATTTCGATGGCCGGGTTGAGAAGCATCTGGGCCACCTGGGCCATTGTCGCTCCGACGACGGCGGCACCGGGCTGGCGCGCAATGACTCGCGAATTGTGGCGCAGCCGCTTCCATGCGCTCAGACCAATCGCGATTCTGTTGGGCATCATGCCGGTGAGGGTGGCAATAGCTTCGATCTGAGCGTCGATTTCGGCGATCGGATCGTTCGTCGAGACGCCGTTGGTGTTCGCGCTCCACGATCCGACGCCGTCGGCTGCGGAGACGCTGGCCGCGATGGCGGCGAACACAGCGGCCTCGCGGGACTTGCGGGACTGCCCGACCAGCAGCCTGATCTTGGCCTGCTCCAGAGCGAGGGGGTCGCCCTTTCCAGCCTGCTCTCGCTCGGCGTCGTCGATGCCGATTTCAAGCGAGTTGGGCTTGCAGAAAAAGGTCTTGTCTGTGGCGGTGAAGGCGATGCGCCTGCCGCCGGTGCCCAAAGCGCGGGCGGTCTCGTAGGCAATGAAGGCGTCCGTGTCGCCGAACTCCTTGTACTGGCCGCTTGCGACGCCGACGGGCGCCCAAGGGGCGATGAAGTCCGCGAGCGATGCGCTCATGTCCTGAGCGATACCGCGAGCGTAATTGGTGAGGGTCTGATTGACGATGATGGAGGACATCAGAGTGGGTCTTTCTTGGTGTGTCCGGCGGATCGCTTAGGCGCTGGCCGGGACGGTGAAGAGGAGGATTTTGTCGGAGGCATAGTTGCCGCTCGCCTGTGCGACGACATCTGTGCCGGGGGTGAAGATGCTCTTGTCGAGCACCGCGCCGTCGGTGTGATCGAAGGCCATCAGGATGCGGTTGCCCGCCACCATGCCGGTGGCTGTGAGGTTCTGCGCAGCGCCGGAGGCGTCCGCGCCGGTTACGACCCAAGGGGTGATGGCGTCGGCGTGGAGTTTTGCGCCGGTCACGGCGGCGGCGGCGAGCTTCGCGGCGGTAATGGAGCCGTTGTCAATGGCTGCGGGGACAGTGTAGGGGCGGACAAGGACGGCCTCGATCAGCTCGTTGGCCGCGCCGGACTCCAGCGCCTGAGCGACGATGATCGTGCCCGCCGTGCCGGTCGTGGCCTTGACGGCGCCGGTCGCGGTAAGTTCGAGCAGGGTGCCTGCGTTGACAGTGCCGGGCGAGGCGGCGAGCTTGACGTGCAGGGTGCCCGCAAAGCCGCCGTAGGAGAGGGCGATGGAGTCCTGCCCGCTCGTGGGCTGGCCGTCCACGATGACGCCAAAGACGTCGTCGGAGGCGGAGGTGACAAGGGCGGCAAGGCCGCTGGAGAGCTTGACGAAGAAGCCCTCGTAATTGCTGTGATCCGCCGTCGGAATGAGGGCGAGAAGAGCGAGAGTCTTGGAGATCATGATCTAGTTGATGAGTGGTGAAAGGATGGTGGTGAAGGTCGCTTGGTTAGTTCGCGAACCGGCTCGGCCTAGTCTGCGACGAAGAGTTCGGGCTTCGCAGCGCGGGTGGCGTTGAAGGCCTGCTCGTAGCTGCACTTGTTTGCCGCCATGTAGGCGCGGACCTCGGAGTCCTGCTTGGCTGCCTTGTTGGCAACAATCGCCGAGCCGGGGGCCTTGGCCGGTTCCCTGTTCGTGACCGTGTCGTAACGCGTGCCGGGGTTGGCGGCGGTGGCGATGGCGTCGGCCAGAGCGAGTCCTTCGGCGCGGTTGGCGACGATGGCCTTCTTGAGCGGGTCGTAGGCCTTGCTTTCGGGCTTGATGCCGCGTGCGGCCAGATCGGCGGCTGCAAGGTCGCCTCGCATGATGTCGATGGTCTTGTTGGCGGCGACTGCCTTGTCGGCGGCATCGGCGGGGGTGGTCGCCCCGGCTGACTTGAGTTTGTCGGAGGCCTCTTTCAGGGCCTTCTGAATGTCCTCGTCCGTCGCGGTGGCCGCCAGACCGAGGAGCTGGATGAGCTGCTGCTTGTAGTCCATTGTGGGTTGTGGGTTGGCGGTCTCGCGATTGGAGACCGGTTGAAGAGTCTTGAAATTGGGCTTGTTCGTGAGGCTCGCGCCAAGGAGCCTGCGGGGGCGCATGCGCCCTGAGCCAAGGTCCTGAAGGTCGCCAAAGACGGGCGAGAGGTGCCGGTAGTTGCCGCCCTCTACGTCGGTCAAGCCCTTGGCAGACCAGCGGACGTGGCCGTAGAGTCCGTCGTCGCGGGCTTCGACCTTGTCAATCCAGCCTGCGGCGGAGGTGTCGCTAGTCTCGTTTTCCGCGATCGACTGGTGCTCGTAGTCCACGAGCTGAAGGTCGCCAAAGTTTCGGGCAATGGCCTCGGCAGCCTCGCGATCGCAGACCTGGGTAAAGGGGATTCGCTCGTCGCCGCGCCGCAGGGCACCAGCAAACTCGCCGTAGGCCATCAGATGCACCCAGCCGTCGGGGGCAAGGGTCCAGCTGACGCCGCCGCTAGACGGAGGGGTCGAGATCGGGCTTGCGGAGCCGGGGCTTGAGAGGGTGTCTGTCATCGATTGCGGGCTTGATTAAGGTCTGGACGGGTGTTATGACGGGGACGTTTTAGCGCGGAGTGCGGCGGAAAGGCTGGCCAATGCGCCCTATGCACCGGATGCAGGGGTTTTCTTCGGGGCGGGCTGGCCGGAGGCTCCGAGGATCACGGCCTCCATCAGCATCTTTTCCAGCGCTGCGGCGTGTTCGTCCGCGCCGATGTCGGCGGGCGTCATGGTGTCGAGGAGCTTCAGGGCCTCGCGGAAAGTCGCGTCGTCGCCGGGGTCGGCCTCCAAGATTCGGAGCAGTTCGGCGGCCTTGCCCTGCAAGGGCTTTGAGGGCGCCGGGGGTAGTGATGGGGCCGCCTCCTTGTTCGGCGCGATTTGCAGGCCGCTGGAAGCGTTTTGCAGGGCCATTGGATTCGCCAAAGGCAATTCGCGGCGGGCCAGTTTGTAACCAGTCCGGTCCTGAAGGTCCGCGATGTCAATTTCGAGGCCCGCCGTGGCGAGCTTCGAAGCGTGGTCGATGATGGTCGATACGTTCGTGTCCTCGTTGGCTGCGAGGGTGAAGTAGGCCAGCGGGCGGGAGCCGGGCGCGAGCAGCCCGGAGTCCGCGAGAACGCGGCGGTCAAACTGCCGGTTCAGGCACTCGGAGATCTCGCGTGCGTCGCTCTTGGCCAGTTCGCTGAAGGTGTCGGCGTGGTTCTCGGCGTTTCCGCTGCCCATGCCGGTCGCCTCGGATAGCATGGTCAGGGCGCCGCCGGTGCCTGCGAGGATCAGCTTCTTACTCAGCCAGTCCATCCACGGCTCAAAGGGGAGGACGCCCCGCGAGTCGCTGTTGGGCGTGTAGCTCGCGCCGAAGGGGATGACGCCCGTGCCGCCGCCAGCAATGGTTACTGCGGAGGCTGCGAACTCAGATTTTTCGGTGTCGGTCATGCTTGGCGGGCCGGTCACAATGCCGCCTGGTATTCCGTAGATGCCGCAGTAGGCTCCCCAGTCGCGGGAGCCGAGGGCGCAATAGAATGCCTTGTAGAGCGCCCAAGCGCCGATCGGGCGCGGGCAATCGCGGACGATCCACCAGTGCCTGTCAGGGTTGTAGCGGTATTCTTCGGGCATCGAGGCATAGCCGGATGCGGCTGCGCCGGGGTTGTAGGCGAGGTTGCCGTTGTAACCGTCGCGCAGGAGGTTCCATGGCTCGATGACGCGCAAGGCCGAGCCTTCCCAGTCCACCTCGCATGCGGCGATGCCGCGAAACTTCGCCATGCCGAGCGCGGCAATGGCTGCATAGAGGTTGTCGAAGCGGTCATAGGCGGCCTGCAAGGCGGCCTGCTGGGCAAGGGCTGCGGCGTCCTTCTCGTGGCCTTTCACAAGCGAGATGGACCACTCCATGTCGCGAAGGCGGCCCGTGCGTTTGTCGATCAGGGCGAGAAGGTCCGGGTCGGCGCTTTCGATGCCCGTGCCGGGGCGGCCAAAGGCCCACATCAGCTCCGCCCACTGGCCAGTGGCAAAGCTCTCGACGAGCGCGTGGCAGCGTTCGACGGACATTCCGCGCATGGGGTTATAGTGGTCGCGGTAGCGGTCGAGGCGTTGCATGGACGCGGCCAAAGTGACGGCGACGCGCCGCCGGGTAGATGAATGGGTTTTCCTCATGAGAGTGCTCCTAAATTGCGTCGGCGGGTTGAGACGCGCAGCGACGCCCGGTCAACGCGGGGGGCGGCGACTGGCGCGAAGAAGGCCGTGGATGGCTGGGAGGCGGCGTCAAGTGCGTGGACAAGCCCGCTTGTCATGTCCGAGTGGCCGTCGTCAGTGCGCTTGGCGTGGTATTGGGCGTTCTCGCCCGCGCCAAAGACTTCGTAAGAATGCAGGTCATCACGCACCTGCCGGTCCACCGGCAGCGCGATGCGCCGGTCGCTCATGGCAGACACGAGCCGCTGGAAGGCTATTCGCTTCCATGTGGAGGTCACTGTTTGCGCGATGCACTTGCCGCCGTAGCGGCGAAGCATGCGCTGGGCGAGGTCGCGGCCAATGCCCGATGCGTCAATTGAGGCCACGGCGGCGCGCTCGATGCGCGGAGCGAGGAGGGCGTCCTGATCGGAAAGCGCCACGCCGCGCAGGCTGATAACCTCGCGCACCCAAAGCCTGCCCGCGAGCCGTTCCAGCGTCACGCAGGCAGTCGGATCGCTTACGGTGCCGATGTCTATGCCGCAGAAAAGAAGCCCGGAGGCTTTGCCGTTCCACGTCACGCTCGCAGCGGCCTCCTCGCACCCCGCGATCAGATCGTAGGGGAAGGCGACTCGCGAAGAGTCAATGAACTGGCAAAGGTATTCCTGCGCAAAGCCCTCGGCATCCCCGGAGGCTTCGCGAAGCTGTTCAATGTTGACGCGCAGGCCGTTTGCGGCGGCGTCCTCAATCGTCGTCTTGTGACGTGACCATTGCGCGCCGCCGTTGGCCCAGAGGTCGTAGAACTTGCTCCCCTGCCCACCCTGCCCGTTTGGCGTGGACATGATGCGCACCTTGAGGGCGCCCTTGAGTGGGTTGGAGATCGTCGGAAAGATCGCACGCCAAATGGCCGCCGGGTCGCGGTGGAAGGCGAACTCGTCGAGGACTAAATTGGCGGAATAGCCGCGTGCTGTGTCGGCGTTGGCGGGCAGGGCGATGATGCGCGAGCCGTTCTTAAGACGGGCCTCGGCGCTCTTAAACTCGCCCGCCGCGTCCCGCTCCAGCCCCTCCCACTCAAGAACCAGTTCCCACGCCTTGAGCCACTGCTTAACCTTCTCCATCATTTCGAGCGCCTGCCGCTCGCCTGCGGAGAGGATGATCCACATGGCTCCGGGGTGCCTCATGCAGTCCAGCGTTACCTCGCAGGCGGCTGCAAAGCTCTTGCCGACCTGACGAGAGGCCAGCCAGATTTTGAAGCGCGAGTCATCCTCCACGAACCGTCGTTGGTATGGCAGGAGCAGATCGAGGGGATTGTGTGAGATAATGCTCATCGCAGACCGAAAATCTCCCTGAGCCGCGCTTCTCTTTGCTCCGGTGTCAGAGCTTCGTCCTTTGTGACGTTTTCGGCAGCGTCCGCCTGAGCGGCGCGTTTCTTGGCTTCCTCGAACTTCGCCTCATCGAGCGCGAGGCGGCGTTCGTCGAGCGCGAGCTTGCGGCGGGCGATGTCGTTGCGTTCGAGCGCAGCAACTTCGTCGGCTGAAAGCTGGTCCATCGAGGCCGCAAAGGCAGCGCGGCGGATGGCGAGGCTGCGCTTTTCGTCCACGTCCGCCGGGGATGCCGCTGCGGCTTCGTCTGCACGGGCTGTAGCCTGCGCGATAAGCCAGCTAGCTCTCTGGTTGTGATACCAACTGGCGAACATGGAGCGGCTTACCGCGCGGCCTGACATTTCGCTGGCAAGCTCGCAGGCCTCGTCAACGCCAAGAGCGCTCGTGTGGTATGACACCATCAACTCCTCGCGCTGGTCTGGCGTGAGGGCTGCGGCCCAGCTATCTGCTTTTACGCGGCGCATGGGGTTAGCGAAGGGCTGCCCGGCCCTTGGCGGTGGCTATGAAGATGGTGTCGCCGGTGATCTCGTCAGCCACGGCCTCGACGAAGCGTCGCTCGATGAGCGCGGCCAGTTCGGCGGCCACGTCCCCGCCGCCCGCGACGCGTTCCATCGTGCGGGTCAACTCGGTGATGATTGCGGCCTTGTGCAGGCCAAGGCCCGTCGGACAACGGGCAAGGATTTCGAGGATGAGTTTGCGCATGGTGCTAATAGATGGGCCCGGTGATTTCGGTTTTGCCGGGAACGCGCCGCAGTTCGCCCTTGGTTCCGCCGATGGTCTCGGCCAGATCAGTCAGGCGGTCGTGGATGCCGCGCATGTCGTCTCGGATTTCGGAACGGAGCTGCGTCATGTCCTCGCGCTGTTCTTTGCGGGCTTCTGCGGTTGTCTGGCGCATGGCGTCATAAACCTTTGAGACGCTGCTGCGGCGCGTTTCCTCAAGCGACGCAAGGCGGTTCAGGACGTCGGTGTGGTTATTGTCCACCTTGTGCTCCAGCGCTTCGACCTGCTTACGCGGGGCGTATTCGCGGGCTTCGGTCACGACGAGCGGGTCATTCTCGACCTGCGTTTTCTGAGGCTTGTTGCGGCCCCAGATGACCGACCAGAGCGAGGCGGCGGTCGAAGCGGCTGACAGGATGGCGACGGCGAGGAGGATCGCCTGCCATGCAAAGTCCTTGTCGGGGCCGGGGAGTGACTGTGCGATGATTGGGAGCATGGGTCAGAGCGGAAGGGTTCCGGGGGTAATCAGCGCAGCGACTTTGGCGCGTCGGATGGCGGCCTGCTCGCTGCGGTCGAGGTTCGCGTCCAGTGCGGCGACGGCGGCCCTGTACGTGCTCGCGTCCGAGCCCTTGAGGTCCGCCAGCGTGGTGCCGATGGCCTTGATGACGCCACCGCTCGCAATCCGCAGGTAAGCCCATGCGGCGGCGAGAATGACGGACAGACCGGCGAGGCCGTAGAGGGCCATGCGCTGGTTACGCAGCGTGTTGGCGAGGGCGTTCTCGCGCTCGAAGGCGGCGCGGAGGTCTGCGGTCTTGGCTTCCAGAGCCTCACGGGCGGCGGCGAGGGCGTCCTCGGCGGCGGCCAACGCGCGGCCCTTGGCAGCGAGGGCTTCCTCGGCGGCGGCCTGAAGTCGGGCAGCCTCGGCACGGCGGGCGGGGTCTAGCGATCCCATGTCGAGAACGAGGCGGGAGTCCATCGCGGCGTCGGAGGCGGGAAGGGCGCCAAGGGCCTGATCCAGAGAACGGATGGCGTTGCCGGAGAAACGGCGGGAGAGATCGAGCGCGGCGCGGCTCGTGGCAAGGGGGTCCGGCTGGGTGACGGGCGGCAGGGCGATGATGGCGGCGGCGAGAGCCTCGGAGCTTTTGTGCGCCTCGCGCTGGCCGGAGCGCAGGAGCGCGTCGCGGGCTTCGTCGGTTTCGTCCTGCTGCTCCGCAACCGCCTCTACGGCGCGGTCGGCGGCATGGGCCTCGGACGCGCTCCACCATGTGGCGGGGTTCCACCATGTGGCTCCGGGGGCGGACGTGCCACAGCCTGCAAGGCTCATGCAGGAGGCCAGCAGGCAAACCGCAAGGACAAAGAAGCGCAACCGAAAAGGGTTTGCGGGCGAGGTCGCAGATGCGTTAGCCTCGCCCGCGCCATGACAAAATACACCGTTCTTTTCGAGGGCCGGGAGGTTCATGTAGAGGCCTCCTCGTTTGTTTTTTCGCTAGATGCGAGGTCAGAAGTGCCTGTGTTGACGTTTCTCGATGAGGCTGAAGCGCCAGTAGCGGCATTTAACTGGTCAAACATGCAGGGTTTCATCATCGCAAAAGGCGTGCCCTGAAGCGCACTCAGTGGCATTTCCATAGCCCCGCACCTGTCGGAAAAGTAAAATACCATCACATCGCGAGACCCCCTGCGCTCTAGGCGGGCGCATAGGACTTTCTCCAGATCGATGGCGAAGTGCTGGAAGTGGGTCAGCATGACGGCTGCGCCTCCTTTTGCGGATGCGGCGCAAAGCCGATATCCGCGCCGCCGAATGGGG